TTGCTGAAATCTTCTGTGAGTACGTTATGAACAGATGCTAGTAATCTATAGCTGGACACCCTAGACTTAAAAAAGTCTTCTAAATTAAAGGTTTCTTTTAAGTCCTTGATCAATGCATACTTTTCTTTACTAAGTACTTTTACATTAATTGACTTACGATATGCTTTGATTGTTGACTCAACTAAATAAGTAGCCTTGTCTTTACTTGCAAATCTTGATTCAAGAATCACATTGAAAAGTTGATTCTCTTTAAACAGTTCTGACTTTTTATGGAAGTTTTTCTGCAAGATTTTTGTTGCTTTTGATTGTGAATTATTTAGAGCGTCAACAGTTATTTGCCGTGTGAGTAGCTCAAAAAGTAATCCTCCATTCTTGAATTTTGAATGCTTCATTAATATCCTTAGCTAAGATTTTTCATTAATAAATATTGAATAAATCATTAATTATCCTTTTTATTCTCAATACTATTAAGTTTCATTTCAATTTGTTCAACCTCATTTATTACACTGCGCTCTTTATTTTCAAAATGTTTTTTGAGACCGTCATAGTGAGAGAGTGCTAATGGACTCTTCCGATAATTATGTTTTATTGGGTTGTCATCTCGTTGGGTTGAATGCAAGTAGTCGTGCTTACCTAAAACATCTCTCACACCGTATGTGTCTCTATCCTCAGTATCTCTATCACTCTTGCCACGTTTAACATTGTTATCATCTTTGACATTATTTTTTTCTGCTTCTTGTTGTTGGGGTGGATCTGCAGCTGGATCATTCCCATCATTTTCAATAGATTGAAGTCTAAATGACAGTTTTTTATCATTAATTACTTCTTTTTCAATTTTACCCACATCATCTGTTGTGAAATTAAAAATATTATCATAAATCCACTGTTGTGATACTAGTGATTCTGACCTCATGTCTCTTGCAATGTTATTTTTCTTTTCCCAAAGATCCAATCTTTCTTGCTCATAGATAGTTGATGGATTTGTAAGCTCTAAGTCAAAGTCAACTAGCGCAGCATCTGTGTATCCCTGTGAGTATAAATGAACCACAGCAATCTTTGTTAACTCACTAACTGTTATTCTTTGTATTCTTTCAATGGTTCTTGCAAAACGTACATCCTCAGCAGCTAACGTTGCTTTAGATCCCACTTCTTCTTCATACCCTAAGAAAGCCTTTGGAACGCGTAGCGCTGCCATCATTTTATTACGTAAGTATTCAATATCTTCTACTGCTTCATAAGTTAAACCGGGAAGTGATTCAATATTAGTACCACTATCACCACCACGAACAGGAAGATAAAAGTCTTCAACTAAATTTTGCATATTGTACTTTAAATTATACTCACCAGTCTGATCATCAACAATTGGGACTTTTTTCATTTTGTCTATAATCCGCTTCATATACGTATCAACTTCATTGGGTGGTAAATTACCAATATCTACTTTAAAAATTCTTTTTTCTGGCGCTCTCATGATTCTATGAATTAACATAGCGTCCTCCATGAGTGAAAGCTGTTTCCAAACACGTCGTGCACCTTCTACCATAGATTTTCCGTAAGGAATATAATTTGAATCTGAAAGAAGTCTAAAGTGAGCTATCTCATAATTTTCAAATTCTGTTTTTGATGCATTTGCTGGAGAGTTTCTTGGGTCTGTAGGATCGACAACATATTTTACTTCATGCGGATTTGATGGGTTAAATCCTTCTACTCTGGAAACATCGTAAGCAGACATTGGGAGCACATTTATAATACCATAGTCCTCTTTAACGTCTAGTTTTAAAAAGAAGTCTCCGTACTTACACATATTACGAATCCACGGCCACAAATTAAACTCAATGTTTAGTATATCATAAAATAAGTTGTGTAGTATGTCATGAATCTGAGGGTTGTCTGTTTTAATTTCTAATACATTACCGTATTCTGATTTCATTGAACTATTATGTGTATACAATTTAGACCCATCATTAGACTCTAATGCGTATATATGATTCTTGCCAGCATTCACTATATCATAAACATCTTCTGAAATTTCAAGCCTTTTTATAGAAATGATTCTATGATTAGAGCTATCTACAAAATCTGAAAAATGCTTGTATTCATTTTCACGTAAAACGTGGTTAAAAGTTGTCTTGTCTGTGTGTAATTCACTACACAATTTATCATAATTTCGTTTTGTATTTAATGCAAAAATACCATCACCAACTCTTAAATCCTCAGTGTGTACTAAATCTCTATCTCCATTTACCCATCTATGGTTTCCGGTGGATTTTAATTTAGTTCCATCATCCAATATGATTTCGTATACTTTGGCCTTTCCCTTGTATACAACTTTATCAGCTTTGACTGGTGTAAAATTCCCAGTGTCATCTAAACCATATAACCAAAAATCTTGTTCTTTTTTATCAAACATATCTTTAATAGTTAATTTACGTCCATCTAATAGTGGGATTATAGTATCTGAACTTAAACATTCATCTGCATAAATGTCAAGTGCTGATGATAGAATTGGGTCATCATCCATTGCTTCATAATCTCTAAATAGAGCTACTCGTTGTGCTTTAGCTAGTTCACCTGAGTAACCGTAGTAGTTCCCATGTGCACCTTGTGATGAGTATAGCCTTGTGTAACGATCCATCAAATTATTTGGCGTTCTAGATTGAATCTTGTTAGTATCTACTACTTTTAATTTTTTTCCGCCAACGTTCCTTACAATAACATTAGTTGAAAAAAGTCGTGTAATTCTGTCGTAAAAAGTGTCTTGTTTTGCCATTTTATTCTATTAACCAAGTTAGTGATTCTTTTTTATCCCCTACATGTTGTGTCCATCCATAATCATTTTCTTCTTCCACAACATAAACACCGGAGTTGCTGCTCATTTTACTTAATGCATTTCGTGTCGTGTCTAGACCTTCTTCATGCAATTTTAATGCTGTATCTCTTATCCAGATACCGATTGCGAGACTTATTACTAAGTCATCATTATAGCCTTTAAGTGCTTCTGGTCTGCCATTATTAAATATAAAGACATAGAGTTCATCGACCATTCTAATTGAATTAATTTTAATTTGTTTTTCTCTTACATACTTTGCAAGCTTGTCAATAATTAGGGGCCTATTCTTAGATGATGTCGTAAATCCAGGAATCATTTGCTTTGCTTCCCTGTTATGCTTATTTGTATACTGTGTTTTCGAATCAACATACCTAATATCTTTCTTGGACCAAAACAAATTCCTATAGTCTCTATCTATAAGTATTTGCAACACTGACCAACCTACATTATTATTTTCAACAACAAGCAATGCATCATTATATTCAGTTGATACTGACAAGAGTATATTTGCATATCGCGTCGTATCTACCTTAGCTTTAAATTCTACTACTTGCTCTAATGTTTCTAAATCTATTACATGGAATGCTGAAAAGTCACCCCCATCACCTCTTGCAACATCTGCTGTTACTAGATATTTATGATCTACCTCTGTCTGCTTCCAAATCCACATATTATTATCATAACGTTTTTCAATAGGATCTTGAACTGAGTTATCTTGGATGTCTTTGATAAACTCACCTTCAATAACTGACTGTCCTGATGAAATAAAATCGCAGTCACATTCCTGGGCTGCCATGGCAGGCCCTAATAACACATCTTGTTTGTCTCTCCACTCCTGACCTCTATCAGGGTGGACTGTCCAGTGTAGTTTTATAAAATTGAAATCATTTTCACCTGATTCAGCATCTGCCCATGTCTTATGGAACCAGTTTCCCATACCATTGGGTGTTGATAATGCAATACATTTTCCACCTGTTGCTAGAGTTTGCTGAGAAGCTGCCCAGATTTCATCAATTTTTGAAATGAATGCTGCTTCATCAACAACTAATAATGAAAGAGCTTCTGATCGTCCTGCTTCACCTGTTGATGATATTGCTTTAATCTGAGAACCGTTGTTATATCTTAAAGATAGCTTATTGTCTTCAACACATCCTTGTTTTAACCATGAAGGCATATACTGATGCATAACTCTAACTTTTGTTACTAAGTTCTTTGCTGTTTCTTGCTTAATAGCAATTACTAAAATATTTTTGTCATTATGAAAATTCATCAACCACAGTGCGTATCCTGCTGTTAATGTTGACATGCCTAACTGTCTTGCTTTGAGGATTATGTTATAATCATTATTTTTTAAATCGTCTAATGTCTTTTCTTGAAATTTGTATAGATCAAATTTTATCTTTCCTTGAACAGGATGTTGAATGTAGCAATACTCACGCATAAAGTAAATAGGGTCAAGAGCACATTTTATGTATTCTTCCCTTAATTTATCTTTTACATTATCACTATTTGACACTGTTCAATTCCTTGAGTTTGCTTTCAATTTCAGTCATTGCTGATTGGAGTTGTATTATTGCTTCTTCTGCTTCATTAAGAATTTTATCACTTTTCTTATATGTTTCTATGTGAGCAGATCCGCCCTCAACGTTGATAGGTTCAACATAACTAAATTCTGTTGTCTCTTTCCACTCAGTTATTGATTGTAATTGGTCAAAAATAATAGACTTTTTATTTTGTAAATATCGTTCTAGCTCATAATCATCAAACGTACCATCAGTTCTCATTTTATGTTCTTCATCAATTCTACAATCAAAACAATAATTAAATAATCTCCAAAATTTATTATCTAATTGTTTTTTCATTACTTTATCACATTTGGGGCAAAACCATGGCATTCTTACATCTTTCATTATATCTGTAAGCTCACTTTTAATGTCACCATGTGGTTTGGCTTTTTCGTCATTCATACTAACAAAAATTCTTTTTTCTGGTGTCTGCCCTTTTAGGAGATCACCTAATGCATCATTTTGCCTTTCAGATTCTCTAGAATATGCCAATTTACTTTGCCTCGTTTTTAATATTTGTGATCATGTAACCTATCATTATGCTATAACTTGCCTTGCATTTATTATAAATATCAACAATACTACTTTTTTGTATATATTTTATCCTCATTACTTATTGCTGTCCTTAATTGTTAAGATTCTTACTGATGATTCATTGGTTGGTATTACAACAACTTGACTTTTCCTATCTTTGCCAATGCCCATCCAGCTTATGATTTCTTGTCCTAATGATGCTGCAATTCTTGACATTTCTCGTTTATAAGCATTATCTGGCTTTCTAGATCCTGTATTGATTGCGCCACCAAATGTTACTGAATCAGCTCTTGATTTTTTATAACTGCGTTTATCAATTAAAGATGAGGGCTCACTGGGAGTTATCATTCTAAAGTCAAAAAATGGATCGTCTGCATTCTTGTTAAGCATATAATTTATAACTGGCCAACCTAATACTAATTTTGCTTTATGATCAGTAACACGTTTATAGTCAGAAAACCCAATAAAAAAATCATACAATCCTTCATCAGAAATACCTGCTATGTTCAGCATTCCCGAGGCTTCTTGTAATGATTTACTAGAATCAATAAACTCTTGAATCTGAACATCGTCTAATGTTATACAATCTTCCCCGTATAACATTTCATTAACTAATCTTTTTGCAAAATTGTTTGACATTTAAACTTCTAAGCTCCTTCTAAACCAACCAAAATAAAATTTTTCAAGATCTGGTTTTCTTACTATGAGATTAGCATAATACTTAATCCTATAAGCTCTTGCCCTTTCTAATTCAACATTAGCTAAAGCTGATAGAGTATTGGGTCCCATGCCACCGTCTACTTTTATATTAGCACCCTTTGCATTTGCTGCTTCTTGCATTATTTTAACAGCACGTCCTGATCCCATATTTATGCACATATCAAAATATATGTGTCGCAGATCTTCTTTGAGACTTTCTACTTTATACTTGTCCCAGTAGTCTTTTCTATAAATATCTCTAGCATCTTCTTCTGTTAGGTTTTTGATGTCTAAATCTGGATATGCTTTCTTACTAACACCAAATTTTGTTTCGCCGCCTGGATCTTTTGGGTCATTTACGTAACCCCCTTCGTGTTCTAACACTATTTTTATTATATCTTCAAAGTTTGTTAACATTTTTATTCTCCTAATATTATGTTTATGTCGATGGATCTAATTTTAAAATTATTATATATCCAATGAACCAGAATCTCTCGTCTCTCTATTTTGATATGACGGATGCGTTAATATTTGCTGAACAAATTCATCTCTACTTGCTGAAATTGCTGATATATTTGGATCATCCATTAACCTTGACACCCATTCAATTGATTTTCTCCTTTTTAAAATTTTTATCCACAATGATAAGTACAAGCAATTAATACTGATTTATAACCTAAGTCTGCGTCATTACTAGCAGATGTAAAGTTATAAGGCTGTGTAGCTTTTGCTACTGTGTAATTATGTAATAGATCATCGTCTTGTTTTTCACCATGTCCTGTTCTAGTAGATGAACATATGTAATCACCTGTTTCTATATTTCCATTAGTATCTGTCACTAAAATCTTTCCTTCACCAACCGCATTATAGTCCAATGCTGGTTTTATAGGATCTAAACCATGCATATTATGTCCTATACCCCAATCTCCTGTAGAACTACTTACTGCATTTTTGTTATTATACACGCCTACCCAATTTGAACCACTACCCGGCTTTATATCATTATAGACACCCATTACAGCTTTATCTTTTTCAGTTGTTGTAACAGTAACTTCTGGCCAAGCTAATCCTATAGTACTTCCAGTTACATTTAAGTTTCCTGTTGCTTTTAGAATCATACCTGGCTTCCAAGCTTTCATCTCATTTTCATTGTCTGTAGCTGAACCACTTATAATTTGGGATACGTGACCCCCTGTAAATGTGGAGTAGGTTACTTCATCTCTAATTTCTCCTAAAAATGTTCCATCATTATCTGAAAATTGAACCCAGTGTTCGGAAGTATCAAAATCAGAAGTTGAATCTTCTTGTGAGTGCCATAATTTTAGTATGTATGAATCTCCCGAATCAGTTGAGGTAGTATTTCTAAAAATACCCATATAAGTATCAGATGAACTACGAACATCTAATGTACCTTCTGGTGTTCCTGTATGTCCTATGGAAAGAGCATTATGTATTTCGACATTTGCACTTGGTATTTCTATTAAATCAGTACTATATGCAAATTTTATTTCACCATATGCTGGAACACCATTTGTTATATCTCCCATACCTATTCTACCATAACCATCTCCAGTATATGTAAAGGATAGAGAAGCGTTCCCACCTGCAGTTTCTCCTAATGATATGTGAGCTCCTTGAGCAGACCAAGCAGCACCATCACTAGTTGAATCAAGAAAAAGTCTTGGTAAAGAATCACCGACTCCAACCCTAAGTGTTTGATTATCATATGTTAAGTGACTGACACCTTCTACAGAATTTGAATCTGTGAATACTGCTAACTCATTATTAGTTCCATTTGTACCATTCAATAATGTTGTACCCCAAACACGAGAGTCTATTTCATCTGTTTTTAATCCACCATCTGAATCTAATATTACTACTGAATTATCTACACCAGTTCCGATACTTGCTGCATTTATTGTTCCCTCAACAATTAAATCACCATCTATTGTTACATCTCCACTTGGAGTACCATTACCCGGAGTTAAAATAATACTACCTCCAGAGGCAGCAGTCCCGACATTATCGCCAGCACTTAAAGTTATATCTCCAGCGGCTGCGCCAAACGCCTCTCCACTAGAAATATTAACATCGCCACCGGCTGCGTTAAGCCCACCTCCACTAGCAATAGTAACATCGCCACCGCGCTCATAATCTTCATAACCCCCCGCTACAATATTAAGTGGAGCTGATGTACCAACATAACCAGGTCGTATTGTAGATTTAACATGAATATCGGAATTGAATTCAACCACGTCATGAAAGCCCATGGATCCAGAAACTTCTTGGACACCATCTAATACATATTTATCTTTATCAGTATCGTATCCTAATAGTAACTTATTTTCCTGATCAGCTG